CGGAGCGCGCAGCCGACGTCAAGTCTCAGCGCGATAAGCGCAACCCTGCGCTTCAGTCAGGGAGGGTCATGATGGCCGTTGCTGCGGCCAGCGTAACGGCGACTCTTGTCACGAGCTACGCCCTCAGGTCTTTCTTTGCTAAGGCGAATGAGGCGTCAGATTCAATCACGACGCTAGTAGCCCAGCTCAGGGAGTATGCTGATTCGTTCAAGGCGAAGCTCGGCGAGTTCATGTGGAAGGTTCCCATCGTCATGATAGCCTTTTATGGCATGTACAGGTTTCGCGATTCTCCCATTGCGTCACTTCTTCTTCTCACCACGGCCGTTTCTACAATTTTGGGGCCGCAAATGTGGTCGCACATCTCTAAATTCTTTCCCGAAGGAGGTGTGCGCCCGCGAACGGCACCAGGAATTCGAGTCCAAGGTGGTTTCGTTGACGATTTCCTTTCAGGAGCCCCTAAGCTCCTTGCCATAGCGATGACCATGAGCGTTTTTGGCTCTCCAGCCAAGGACATGCTCGGTGAGCTTGGCAAACGCATGTCCAACTTTGATAGGCACACTGGTGGCTGGGAGAGCTTCCTGGATTGGTTCTTGCTCAGCCTCGAGTCTGGCGTTAACTGGCTCATTTCTTTTTTCAGCGACAAGCGTGTGTCCCTGGTGCGTCAGAAACACAAGGAGATGCGTGATTGGGCGACTGAGGTCAACAAGTTTCTACAGGATGATTTGTTGCAGGCGGGCGAAGGCCTGTCTGCGGGGCACATCGACAGGCTCATCCAGCTTATCATCAAGGGCTCTGAGTTCAAGGAAATCTATGCGAAGACGCATCTTGGGCGCTATGTTGATAGCATCCATCAGTCAGCCGTCCTTGCTATGATGCCTTACCAGGGCTCCATCGCGGCGCGTAACAATTTTCGCGTCGAACCATCCATGGTCATGTTGTATGGCCAGCCTGGTGTGGGCAAGACCTTAATTGCCACACAGTTTGCTGCCGCTGTCATGCTCGAGAGTGGGCTCATGCCTGCCACGAGCCCTCCTTCGGACATTAAGAAGGAGATTTGGCAGAAGGGCACCAGTGAGTTCTGGAATGGATACGTTGGTCAGAAGGTGCTCGTGATGGATGATGCTTTTCAGCAGAGAGTTGATCCTACTGACAAGGAGAAT